CCAGTTGTTGCAGAGGCTATGGAGCCGGAAGAAACAATAACAACACCAGAACCACCGTTTCCTCCGGTATACCCGTTCAGTGCGCCACCGCCGCCGCCGCCAAGATTGGCCGTCCCAGCAGTTGGTGGACTACCGCCCGCACCTCCACCGCCGTTGCCTCCACTGCCGAATACAGTCCCGTTGTAGCAACCGCCGCCACCGCCGCCAGCATAGTAAGTGCTAGTTCCGGTAATAGAATTTGCAGACCCGACACCGCCATTACCGGGAACAGTTGATAACCCGTTTCCTCCCGCAGCGCCAGCACCGCCTCCGCCGCCACCCGTGTAGTTTGGCGAACCCCCAACAGTGTTGCCCCCTGCATTACCTTGCCCAGCAGTTCCTGCCCCCCCAGTAGCACCAGTGGCCCCGCCGCCACTGCCGCCTGCAAGTGCAGCAAAAGCTGACCCAGCAATGTACGCCCCAGCGCGTCCCCCGCCAACAGCAACCGTGCCACCTGTAATACTACTATTGCTACCATTAGTAGCAGGAGCAGCAACATCTGTTTGACTTCCACCAACGCCAGCAGCCCCGACCACTATAGTAAATGATGTCCCAAAAGTTACAGGTAAAGTGGAAACGGAAATATACCCGCCCGCACCGCCTCCGCCGGGGCCATACCCTGCGCCATTAGGTTGATAACCACCGCCACCAGCACCACCCGCAACCACAAGATAATCTACAACGGTAGTATTACCTGTTGTAACAGAGTTAGATGCGGACGAAGAAGCACCATTTCCAACCGCGTTAGTAGCATAAACCGTAAACGTATATGCAGTATTCCCAGCAAGGCCCGCCACAGAAATTGGCGATGTTGCGCTTGATCCAGTAAGGCCGCCGGGGCTGGAAACAGCAGTGTAACTTGTAATTGCGCTACCATTGTTGGTATTTGTTCCAGTAAATGGAACGCTTGCTGTGTTGTAAGTAAGAGTAACAGTACCAACAGTAGGTACGCCGGGAACAGAAGCGGTTTTAAAATACGGCCCTGTGCTTGCCGCGCTAGTACCAACGGAATTGGTTGCGGTTAATGTCACTGAGTAGACAGTGTTGTTTGGCAACCCTGTAATGGTCAAGGGAGAGGTCAATCCGCTTGCAGTCCCAACGGCCGAAGCCCCTGAGTAGACTATAGCATTAACAGCCGTAATTTCACTACCGCCATCAAATCCTGTAATAAATGGAACTTGCACGGATGATGTTGTAGCGGTGATTGATGTCAAAACAACAGAGGACGACATGCTTGTCGAAGATACGTTCTGTACAAATGACACCGTATATGTGCCTGTTGAACCAGCCGTTCCCGTCAACTGAGCAGTAATGGTCGTATATTGGGTAACGCCCGTGCCAGAAACAACCTGACCAACCGCTAAAGTGCCACTGGCTACAGCAGTAACGGTCAAAACATTTGTGGCAATTGATGCGGTAAACGTGGCGGAATTGGCAAAACTTGGCGTGTTTGGAACGGCAGCGGCAGGGGTTCCCGGCCAGTTACGCGCCCCTAAATTCTGTTGTTGTTCGTCCATAGACCAGATGCCAGCCGCAACGGTTTGCGTTGGGTTGTTCAACGGACCGATAATGCCACCATTGCCCTTACGCATTAGGTAATAACCTCTCCAGAAGCAACCGCCTGAAGTTTGCTTGCCGTATCTGCCGTCAATCGCAACGTGTCATTCTCTTGTATGTAGATTGACTTTGAAAGCACATCCAACCCCGCGCCAGCAGGAATAGAAATTTGATACAGAATGTTATAGGCAACAGATGATCTAAAAAGGTCTACCGTAATTTTGTATGATGCCGCTGTGTCAATGTTTCCAATATACAGTGCGTCCAGCTTAATGACCTTGCTTGCAATGCCTGTCACAATTGCAGTTGCAGATGTTCCAACAGCCTGCACATAAGTTGTGCCGATGATTGATGTGACATTAACAATATTTGGATCGGCCATTTTTATCCTCCAAAAACAATCGCCATTGCGATGCTTTTTCCTGTTGAAACACCGCCAAGATTGCTTAATGCGGTTGATGCTGTTGTTGCGCCCGTACCACCCGCTAAAATTGGTAATGTCCCGGCAGTTAAGGCAGATGCTGATGTTGAATAAACGGCATTATTTGCAGCGGTAAATGTAGTTAAATTTGTTCCGCCATTGATAGTTGGAAGCGTTCCAGTTACCCCTGTTGTCAAAGGTAAACCTGTTGCATTGGTTAATGTGCCTGAAGTTGGCGTCCCAAGGATCGGCGTAACAAGTGTTGGGCTGGTTGCAAGAACGATACTACCCGTACCTGTTGTTGCCAACTCGCCAACAGTGCCCGCGTTATCATATAGTACTCTGCCTGTTGTACCGCCAGTGATTGTCGTGGTGTTGATGGTGACGCCACTGCTTCCGCTGCCAGCAGGGCCAGTGGGGCCTGTTGGACCCGTGCCTGTAGGGCCAGTAGGACCTGCAATGCTAGATGGCGCACCTGTTGGGCCGGTCGGACCCGTGCCTGTAGGGCCAGTAGGACCTGCAATGCTAGATGGCGCACCTGTTGGGCCGGTCGGACCTGTGCCTGTGGGGCCAGTAGGGCCGGGGGTTCCAGTACCCGTAGGGCCTGTTGGACCTAAACTATTTGGACCAGTAGGTCCATTAGGACCAGTTGGCCCACTTGGTCCCGTAGGTCCGAAACCAGTTGGGCCTGTTGCACCGCGCACCCCATCCGACCCAGTGGGGCCGGTCGGACCAAAAGTTCCGGTGGGACCCGTGGGGCCGGTTGACGTTGTCGCAGCAATGGTTATTGAACCCGAACCGTTCGTAATGGTGACGTTAGCACCGGCCGTCAGCCTTGCCAACGTATACCCAGTCCCATCTCCAATAGGGATTTGCCCATTGGTAGGGACAGTTGTCAGACCCGTGCCGCCATATGCGATCGTAATAGGGCTGCCGTTCCATGTTCCGCCATTGACGATGATATTAGAGACAGGAAACGAGCCTGTGCTGATGCCATTAACGCCGTTTAACAGGGCGGTAAAATTGTCATCAAGATCCGATGCAGGAACAACCCCGGTCAACGATCCAAACGTATATGGCAGAGTAACAGGGAACGGCATCAAAAAACTCCCAATTTCAGGCGATTATATATCATCATGGGGTGAAACTCCACCAGAGAATATACCCGCTTACGTCTTTGAAGAGTATAGGTTGCGCTAAATTATTAACAAACTGGTATGCCGTTGAATCCCCAGATTGGTTGCCAAGGCCGATGATTGGCACATCCAGATAGTTGTACGGCAAACCTACAGAGCATGTTGCGACTAGGATGGTCGATGTCATCCAGTTGCCGGGAACAATTTGGACATTTGGAATGACCTCATATGTAAACACATAAGGGCTTGTTACTTTGACGCTGTAGAACCCCATAATGGTGTTTAATGAGGTTCCAGTGACCGCCACTTGACTGTGGTCCGATAGCCCGTGCGGTGTTGCACATGTCACCGTTACGATCGTGGTGCCTACCGTTGTGATTGATGTAACGGTTAGTTTGACATCAAAAAATGTAATATCCTTGAGAGGCATGATTCCATTAGGGTCCAACCCAAGAGGGGCGCCGACAGGTTGCATTGTGATGTTAATGCCGTCCTGCGTAATTATGTCGCTGCCCTGTGGTATCGGAATGCCCGTTGTCGGATCTGTAACGGTAGCCGTCTGGGCGTAGATGTAATCCGTCTCGGAGACTGCAAAATCCTGAATGCGAGGGTTAACAATCGGCACAGGATCTGCCGGAATCACAATTGCCCGCAATTGCTGCTGCGCTTCGTCCGTGCAGGAATTGCAAACAAGCAGGCGGATATTCTGCAAGCTCGTGCCGCGCCAATCAAACTGCCAGCGAAGGTCCACATGGTTATAACGAAACCCGCACCTGTCGCATATAGCGTGTGCCTGTGGGCTCTTTGCGCTTGTCCTTGCTCTGCCGGCCTGCGATGCATAACCCATAACTCACCCCTATCGGTAATAGCCGGCGATTTGAGGCGAGATGTACTGCTGCGCGGTTTCGACGTTTTGCAATGATGCAATTGCATAAGACTCATCGGACAGCGGCTTGAGGGTCTGGATCAGAGCTGGGTTCCAAATCTGCGCTAAACGCTCTGCCAACCCATAAGCAAACGCTTCCAACCAGAGATACGGCACTTCAACCGTCTGAGCCCCACTAAACTCGCTGTCCTGCAACTGTCTAACGCGATAGTATTTAAGCACCTGTGCGCTTGTCCCATCTGGGACAGGCCACAAAGTAATGGACGGCCCCGCAGAACCAGTAGAACGGCTTGCGCTAATCAGCCTGTCAAACCAAAACACAGTTGTAAAACCTTGCTGGGTTTTGTTGGGATAAGACGCATATTCGGTGCGAGACACAGGCATAATGATGCGGTCAATCTCAGGGCCACCATTCGTAATCCCTACATAGGCATCAAGGATCATTACCGTGCTGCCGTCTACGGGATATACCGATTGCCCCTGAACCAATGTTTCGGTGACAAGATCTACTGCCCAAAGATTGACGCCTTGGTTCGACCATCGGGCAAGCATCATATTCGAGGCCATACGAGCGGCCTCCATATGCTCCTGCGCCAGTGAGGTATTCCTGATGCCAATCAAATTGTAGGCATACAGGGTCAACTCACCGAGCGAAGGATTAAACGAATATGTTGCGCTCGTGGTCATTTTAACCTCTTAGACTGGGCCGGCTTGCACAACAGATGCGACAACTGTACCGCTACCGCTAGAAATGTTGATGCAGATTGCCTTGCAGGGGGTGGAAAGCGCACCGCCTGTAGTAGCAGTGAGACCGCTAAAACCTGTTGCCACATACCATGTTGCGCCTGCAACAGTGTAACCATCGGCTGACGGATCATCAAAAGAGTACTCAATGTTGAATGTTGGGGTACCAGCCGTAATTTTCGCACCAATTCCAAGGCTGAATGGGCACTGAAAATCATCGACCGCCAAGGCCTTACTGCGCCCAGAATTAGTCTGTGTGATGTTTGTATATCTCATTGGTCACTTGCCTTTCTTCGATGCGCGGACATTGTCTACCAAGTTAGGATAAGGCCGTCCTGCTGCCCGTGCCATTGCCTTCGCTTTTTGCTTCTGCGACCGATCAAGATGCTTTTCTTTCGCATCTTTAGGAGCATCAGTTTCCCAGAAAGGTTTACTTGCCATTTTAGCAATCCCACTTGCGTAGCGACTTGTTAATGCGGCTGTTTGGATCAGCGGCCTTAGCCGAGCCTGTCAGCTTCCGTTTCATGCCCGTCATTCTAGCGCAAAAACTGTCTTTCCGCGAGCCCCCTTCTGGTTGGGGCCGCTTAATATCGTGTCCTTCAGCCTTCAACGATGCACGGCCTCTTTCATTGAGACCACCGCTCGGAGACTTGCCTTCTTTGCGTTGCCATGTGTCAGACATAACACTCTCCCTACAGAAACGGGGGCACAGTGGCCCCCGCGCTGTTTGCCTATGCTGTCGCGGGGATTAACCCGTGAAGCCGGGGCGCATCGTGCCCTTGTGAGCAGATGACATCACCTGACCACCGGACTTGCGAGGCTTGCGGCCTGCATGATGCTTTGCATGACCTTCGACATGCATATCGTGATGGGCATGCTTTTTAGCCTTGCCACCGCGCTTGAAACCTTCAACCTTGGATTTTGCCTCTTTGGCAACTTCCGAGTTTGCACCTGCATAAATGTCGGTAGGAGCGCGGTCCTCGACCTTATGACCCTTTTGAACTTTACCCTTCATAGCAGTCTCCTTACGACCGTTTAAGCGTTTTCAGCTTGAATATAGCGAACAACAAGATCGCCAACCCCAGCACCAGTGTTTGCGGATAGCACATAAATGATCTGATCAGTTGTGCCGACATTAGACCATTTAAGTGTACGAGTAGCATCAGTGCCGGGTGTCAAAGCGGCCAATCCAATAGCCGAAAGAGACCCAGCCGAAACCAACTCAGTGGCAGTCGCAGAAGTGCCAACATTGATGGTGGAAGCCGCACCACTCCACGCAACACTTGCCAACACCTGAATGTTAACAATATGACTGTAGGCTGGAATGACAATAGCAGTCTTATAAGCGGTTGCAGATCCTGCCTGAGTGATTGGAACAGCTTGCGCCATCATGACAAAACCAACATTCTTAACAGTACCAGCAGTGGTGCCAGTTGTGTTAAGAACATTGCCTGCCTTGATAGGGCCAGTAAATGTGGTGATTCCCATAAGAACCTCCTGCACGAGTTAAGCATACAGTCTGTGCAGAGTCCGCTAGGCCGGTCTGTATGCACAAAAACCTAGATGAAAGCGGGGCTTTTACACCCCGCTTTTGTAGTATTAAGTTGGGAATGAACCCCAAATCGAACGCCAGTTGTAGTATCCGAACGAGTAACGCTCGTAACCCTTAACCAAAAGGTTATCGGTCACAAAGTCGACTTGCATATCGGATTCGTACTTTACACGTTCCATATACGACAGACCGTCAATGTTCGTCAGCAAGAACCAAGCACTTGAAGCAGTGAGGTAGTCGTTGACCAGATAACCTTCTGGCAAGCCGCCGGCGGTCATCATAATCGCGTTCACATCGTTGTCGGCAGTACCCGGACGCAATTCAGTCTTTGTCAGACGAATAGCAACTGGTTCCAACTGAGCAGGAACGATCAACTTACGAGCGCGGGCGAAGACCTTCAGGCCTGCCTGATCGCGGAAGTTGTAGCGAACCGAGATCATCGCGTTCAACAGTGATGCTTCGTTCAAGTCTGCGTTGGTCGAAGACTGGTTCGAAATTGTGCCACCGTCAATCGGATGGTCCGTAGCGATCAAGGCCTTCCCATCGCCGCCGATAGCAGCGTTATAGGTAGTGGCCGTGTTCAAGACGTTTGCGCCGTAGATTTCCTTGGTCTGGAGGAAAGACTCCATCAGGCCGAGGTTCGAGGGCATAAACTGTGTCTTGTACAGGTTATCATCGATTGCTTTGCGGGTGATCGCATAACCGAGAGCAATTTCAGTGTGCTCTTGGTTGTAGACGTAACGCTCACCAGCGTTGTTGTCGAATGCAGTTTGACCACCTTCAGTCTTCAACTGGGCAAGGCCCAAGAAGCGCATTTCAGCGGTGCGTTCCAACGCCATCTTCGACTCATGCTTAGTGAAGATCTTGTCGTACTGCGATGGGATCTGCTCATATTTACCCGTGATGCCACGAAGGCCGGGAAGGAGCAGATCTTTAATAGACGCTAAATTAACGGCCATGGATCATACTCCCTTATGCGCCCGTAAAGTTGCGGGTATTTACGTTGTTAAACGCAACAATTGCCCAGTCATACGGCTGACCAGCGGCAAGAGTACCCGGCGAACCCGGTGGGTCCGTAAGGACGCCAACGACAACGAAAGGTGCGTAAACATTGTAAGTGGATGTGTTCAGCGTGGTTGTATCAAGATAAGCACCCGACAAACCATTTGCAGTGTTACCCGAACCAATCACGAAACCAATGGTTGAACCGGTGTCAGCAAGAGCAAGACCCGTACCATCAGTCTGTGCAATGAAACGAGAATTTGGATCATTGACGATGTATGCTTCGATCGTACCAGCCTGCGGATCAGTGCCGCCGGGATAGTAGTTCGACCACACAGTACGCTTTGCAACTGCAGACAAGTATTTGACGCCTTGAAAGATGCCAGCAATACCAAGAGCAGCAGGAGTTGCGCCAGTGGAAGCAGAGCGGGCTACTGAGCCGTCAGTCTGCTGGGTGACTGGGTCACCGTAATAAATCGCGCTAGCACCAGCGGTAACGAACACTGCATTCTGACCATAGGTCGGAGCAGAACCATTCCCTTGATACTGACGGAATCCGTAAGGCGCGTTTGTGTTCGCCATGACGGGATCTCCTTTTAACGGGAAAGCTCATCATCGCACACCGGGGCGACTAAGAACCGAGGACATATGAACCCCCCGCACCGAGGGGAGGCATGCCTTTTCAGGACAATGTAAACAAAATACCATCATCAGAGCAAAAGTAAAGGGGCCAGAAGGCCCCTCTCTTTATTCTTTAGGTATCGGCACCGCTTCATAACTCTTGCTGATTTTGGGCTTCGTCTGTGCGTGATCGCGTGTGAGCGTCCCGTCAGGCGTACCAGACAACTGAGCTTCTTTGTCGCGGACCTGTTTGCGAGCTTTCAGATACTCAAGCCGGCGGGTTTCATCGACAATCTCGGTAGGCCGTTCCATAAGGACTAGACCTTTGCGCTCAATGATCTCACCCTGCCAATTGGTTGGCATCATCTCTGGATGCCGCTCGGCAGGCACAGGTTCCCACCCCCTTAATCTAAGTGAGACCATATATGCAGGATCTTCCTGCCCAAGGAGCAATCGACGCTTCCACTCATAGGTCCAACCGTCTGGTATGGCCCCATTTGGGATATAGAAATCATCATGTCCCTCGTCCAGATCAGTCAAATGGCCCTTGAGTTGCGCTGTCCTCATTTTTGCACGAGCAAGATGGTCCTCGTCACGCACAGTAGGCCGCATTTCTGCACGAGGCACACTTGTTACCTCTTCAAGGGCGTCATCCAATTCAAAGATATCTTCTGGAATCTCCATTGCCGGCTTTAGGCCTGTCGGTGGTTTGCCCCTGCGCCGATTAACCGTATTTGCTACTTCAACCATTGTATTATCTCCTTAATTAAAGACGGCCTTCCTTCTGAAGGGCGATTTTTTCTTCTGCATATTCCTTTGGCGTCATCCCAAGAGTAGCGGCCATGTCTGCTTCTAACCTTGTGAGCGTTACAATCCCCGGACGGCTATTATAACTGCCATTTACAGGTGCTGCAGGCGGGGCAACAGAACGTTCAGAGGCTTTTGCCGCATGCGAGTATGGTGATTCGGATTGCTGCTGTTGTCCCATGCCTAAACGCCCTTCAATGTAACGAAAATAAGCGTCTGAATCAGGTTCAATGCCGTCTTCAACCGCGTCTTCATGTGCCCGAAACATCTTATTGATGGAGCGTTGATCTTGGATAGAGTCACGGTTTGATTTTAACCATGCCGCAGAGCGTGGTGTGACAGAATTGATGATCTGATCAAGCTGAGACTGGGATGACTGAGGAGGAGCGACAGGTTGAGGAACAATCCGTGTTGTTTCCTTCGCCTGTCGTGCTTCTTTCTTCAAAGGGCTGTACCCTTTTTCCAGATCACGCAGGTTTCCCTTAAGCTCCATCATCTTTTCATTGATCTTGGAGGCTTCATTCGCATCGCCAACTTGCAATGCCTGTTGATAAGCATCCCGCAGCATCTTATTGTCGCGTTTAAGGGTCTTGATGGCCGATTTGACCATTTGGACCTCTGTGTCCGCCTTCTTAGATGTCGCTTGATGTGCCGCCTGAGATGCAGACAGAGCATGTTGCTCCGCCTGATACCGTGCCAGACGTTCAGCGTCCAACTGTTGCCGCAACTGGTTAAGTGCAACCTCGGTTTCACCCTGTGTAGGGGCCGATTTTGCAACCTTTTCGTCTATAACAACCTCGACTGGGGTGTTATCGAACTCGTTAGGATCGTCTAATGGTATTTCCAATTGTTCTCTTGCCATGATTATTTCCTTTCATTACCAAACTTCATCAGGATCTACCGCCCGCCCTTGGACCTGAGTGTCTGCCAAGATCCGGCAGTCCACGCCATGGACGTTGATGCTCCACCCGTCTGATGGGCGATGGACAATCCAGTCCCCCAGCTCGAATTTTTCACCAGCGAACCAGCCTTCTGCGTTCTCTTCAAACGCACTTGGGCCGATTTTGATCAAAAGACCTACCTTGGATTGGAAGGTGTCCTCCGATCGGTTGCTGTCGGTCAAGATAATGCCCGACTTTGTCTTCTCAGGACGCTTGTAAGTCGCCAAGAGAATCTTGTTGTTGAAGAGCTCAAAGGTGCTGAGGTCTCCAATCTCGTCTAGAATTGCCTTTTTTGGATCAATAGCATGTGTCATCTTCATATAAGGCATTGGTTCCCCCTATTAGCCTTTACTTACAACGGATTCAGCCTCTTCAACGAGCTCTAGAGCGCGTTCAAGTCCTTGCACTACCCCAACGTGGTGTTTGTAGGCAGCAAAATCTAGTGATTGGTGGGCAGAAACTAGCATTTTCGTTTTCATATCAATTTCTTCGCGGATAAGTTTTTCAATTACAGATTGCAGATGTGTTGCGTAGGTCAGCATTTGTCATCCCCCATTGGTGGTTCAGTATTGTGTGGGGCGAGATATAAGAACAGGGGGGATCGTTCCTATGCCTCGCCCCGCCGCGACAGGGCTGGTGTCGCGGATTAGTATGCCTTCTGGATACCGCTGTGCTTGGCAGCAATCTCGGTCTTCTCAAGGCGACCCAGACCACCACCAGAACCAGCGTCCATATCTTCATAGTTGCGGTAGTTGCGATGGCCTACCTTGCCGCCGCTGTTGTGCATAGAACGCTTGGCAATCTCGGTCTTCTGCAACCGCCCCTCACCAGAACCTGCGCCGGCTTCCATGTCCTTGTAGGAATGAGCTGTCTTGGTAATACGGCCACCAGCCTTACGCGGCATTGGCGGCATGCCCGGAGGAGGGCCCCCAGCAGGAGCGCCACCCATTGGCATGGGCATTGGGATCGGCATTGGCATTGGAGGAGCACCAGCACCAGCCCCGCCGGGAGGAGGAGGTGGCATCATTACTGGGCGACCACCACTGGGAGGTGGAGGGGGCATCATGCCGCCAGCAGGTGGGCCGCCCTGTGGGCCTTTACCCGCCGCAATGACGATATTGATGTTGGTCTTGCCTTTGCCTGTGCGGCCACCAGCGGCACGAGCAGTACGGCCACCGTCAGCACCGGGCACCTTGAAAGGGTAACCCTTACCAGAGAAGACTTCCCCGCCCTTGTCCTTACCCGTGCGAGCAGACGGTTTGACCATCTTCTTGATCAAGGCCTTATCAGCGGCTTCGTCAGAGTGCTTTACCGCGCCACCCTTCTTATAGGGCGAACCGGAAGAACCTGTCCCGAAATTCAGTGCGTTCTTGTTGACAATGCCGAGGCGCGGATCTGGGCCGCCAGCAGTTGGGCCGCCCGGCTGACCCTGCCCAGCAGGCATGCCAGAAGGGCCAGCAGGAGTTGCACCGGCCAGCATCCCGCCGGGCTGGAGCATTGGGCCGCCCATAAACTTCTTGGCACGACCGCCATGCTTTTTGCCCATGTTGGCATTTGCCGATGCTGCGGCTTCTGCATTACGGGTGTCCCGAATATCATCAGGCATTTTGGGGGGCATAGGAGCACCGCTAAAGCCGCTACGAATTTCATCGGCAGTCACATACTTGCCGCCGGGGCCGGTGACACCACGAGTGCTAATTTCACCTGCAAATGGGTCTTTAGCATGGGGATCTTTAACAGGTGCGCCGCCACGGGTGTTATGCTTGGTGCGCTTCATCTCGCCGCCTTCACACTTTTCAGCGCGGCCACCGCGTTTCATTGTTTCATCATTAGATGCAAGAACATTTACGCCCGCACCTTTGGTTCCATGCAATTTAGACGCAGCAAGTGCCATTCCTTTGGTGCGGCGATCAATTTCATTTTTAAATTTCTTATGAGTTCCCATGCCACCTTCGCCAGTAGCATTGTTACGCTCAAGGAAATCTACTCCACGTTGTGCGCCTGCACGTTTTGACCCAGCCTTATCAACATATTTCTCTAGCAGCCCGCCAGAAAGTTTATGAGCCCGACCACCCTTCTTGAACGCGCCAATATGCTTGCCGGCACCTTCGCGCTCTGCATTAGCATCCTTCACGTTGCGGTTGATCAGGTTGTTCGCCGACAGGGAAGCATCACCAGATTTACGAGCTGGACGATCGGCGCGAGCCTTGGCCAAAACACCCTTTACCTTGCCACCAGACTTGTAAGCGCGGCGTGTCAGAGGCCTTGCGCCTGTCTTTACGTTAGCGTCAAGCATCTCAGGCGGCATAAAAGTGGAGGAATCAACCTTTTCCAATGGGCGATCACTACCACCAAGACGTTGCGCCTTTGCCTTCATTGCGGCTCTTGCCGATTTTGCTGTCTCAGACATCAGTCTCTCCTCGGAGTTAACCCCGCGTCCGGGGGCCGCCATGGGGGCTTGGGCGGCTCAAGTCTTCTTGGATACTACCTCAAGTGCGCGGTTTATCAAAGCATCCTTTGCGGCTGACTTTTTCAAATCGCCCCGCTTCAACCATTTCTTCAGGCCTGCAATGTCGGTCTTAACCACATCTTGAACCCTATCCTTGCCATGACGATCGGCATAAGATTTGGTGTAGGCCTTAATGGCCTTCTTGCGCTTGTTGAACCCAAGCATGACCTTATGCTCGTCAAACTTGCCAGTGCTGTGCTTGCGCTGGTCAATAATGTAGGCCTTATTGCTATCCTTGTGAGGCCCGACCATGACATCGGTGTTCATCCCATCGGCGTCTTTTGTGCCGAGGATTGCACCGTAGTCAGCATACTGCTTGGCCTTGAACTTGACGCTACCATCTGGTTCGTATTTGACCCGGTCATGCCCCTCTTTGACCTCAATGGCCACAGGGATGCCGTGGATCTTCTCGTGTTCTTTCTTAAAGTTGCCAGCGGTATCCTGCCCTTTAGAAACGTTCACAGGGCCGCCCGTGTTACGCTGGGTACGGTTCTGCTGCTGCCACCTGAGATGCCGCTCCAGCTCGTCCGCAACGGCCTTGGAGTTAGCCCCAACACGGCCCAGCACTGCACCGCTCTCTGGATGCACCAGCGTCTTGCCATCGCCCTTTGCACCATAGCCGACGATACCCATCCTGACGCTGTTGCTATCCCCTGCCAGAAACGGGGCCTCATAAGACTTCGCGGCCCCTGATGCCCAGCTTGGTGTCATGTGAAGCGGATCTTTGTCGCCATATTGCGGCATCTGATACTGGATGCCGACCGTGTCGAGATAATTCTGCAATGCCTTAGAGTTCTTCGCGTACTGCGTCCCACCGGCCTGATTGGGCAATAGGAACACAGGATTGATCCCCATGGCACGGGAGGACTCAATGATTCGCTGTGCTGACTGCACCGTCATATCGGGGTTTGGATCGTTCGTGCCAACAGCGTACAACCCGACCTGACCCTGCGGCTGTTCCTGCTTCTGCTGAACAGGCTGGGCAGGCTGCACGATTGCAGGAGGCGCGGCGGCTGTCACAGGCATCGGTTTCACCTCGATCAATGGTGCGGCGGCTGGTGCAGGCTGTGGGGCCTGTGCTTCCATGCGCTGCTTGTAGAGCGGTGCGTTCTGGATAAAATCAAGCGCGGTTTCCTGCCCACCCTCACCAGAGCGGCGAACACGCGAATCATCCCAAACGTCCCCACCTTCAGCCTTGGTGATGTCGGGTTCGTTCTGGTCGTAATACCCATTGTTCCCGATCGCAGATTTAATCTGGGTCGGGTCAAAGGCGATGTAGGAATCCTCGGCATCGGGGAAGTGATGCTTGAACATCTGATCGCTGTAGTCGTTATAGCGTTCTGGGTCTTTGCCCTTAGCCCGCGAGATGCCTTCCCGGCGGTTCAAATAGACAACCCCGTCATAGCCTAATGATTGCAGATGCTCTTGCATTTCTAGTTGGTGCGGGTTCTTTGGCAACCCTTTATCAAGGCCCATTTCTTTAAGTTGCCGGTGGACCCTATATGTGTCGAATGTTCCCGTGTCCCGCAACCGCAGGGGGTTCTTGAGGTTTAGATAAACAGGATATCCTTGGTGATCAGGCTTATCATGGATAACCTCTAAAATGTCGTTTGCCTGCGCTGGGGTTCCAAAGTGCGCTCCCATCTCGCTTTTAGCCGTACGAAACTCGTTAAATGAGCGGCTTGTGTTGTGATAGACAACCTTGGGCCTACCATCAGGGTGCTTAATCGCAGATTCCTTCAAGAACTCGCCAAGGTTCTGTTGCCGCTGCGGGTGATCGTGCGGCAGGAACTGGTCATGCACAGATCCACCGTCAGCAAACCCCTCTACTGCGCCGCCTTGCTCATACTTGCGTTTAATCTCAACATCGTTGTGGTTGAACACGACATAATTGTGGGTGGGTTCTGCCTTGTCGCCGCGTGAACCAGCATCCAGATACTTGATGCCTTTAATGCCTGCGCGGCTCAATTGCTCAGTTGCGCCCGCATACCCGTGAGGATGACCTGCAGCGACTGACTGGTAAAAATCGCCCGCTGTACTGTCGTTATTGATGTGGTGCTGCGTTTTTTGCCATAGGGTTGGCAACTCTTTGCGGGCATCAAACAGGCTTTTTGTGATATGACTGGGTTGCTCACTCAGCGGTTTATCCCAATCCAGCATGTGGTGCGGGTGTGCATTTATATGCACCTCGTACATGTGGCCGGGTTGCTTCTGGACGGCTCTTACCCTATCCTCATCATGAATAAGCATAGACCCGTCATCGTACAGGTATTTCATTTTACCTTGGTCAAATATTTTTTTGTCTGCCCAACTTGCAGCTTCGTCCATGTGTTCTGCAATTTCTTGATCACTCATGTCTTTGTAAAAATGGGGCGCAATAACATGCTGATCTGCTATTGTTTCCCCGCTTGATGCTTCTTCTTTTGCAAGACGATCACGGTATTCTTTTGCCACAGGTTCATGCCCAGCAAAGTACAGCCCATGCCCGTAGGATTGTGCGCCTTCGCCCGTGCCAATCTTGCTGGTGTCAAACTGCTCAAACTCGTGCGGTGATCCGTGATACGCCGTGATGCCGTCCTGCTCTACAGGGCCGCCACCTTCCTTGCCAATGGCAGGCTTGGCCAATTTGCTTTCAATTTCATCCGACAATGCTTTCAAAGCATTTAATTTTTCGCCTTTAGCATTACGGGCAATAATGTTTACAGGAAGATGAGGGCGACCTATTTGTTTGGCCGCCGCTAACCTGTGATGCCCATCAGATATTTGAACGGATGGTTCAAACTCATCATGATTGCGCCCATATCGAAATGCTGTTGCCTCGACAGGCGCAGAAAAATCCATATTTTTTGCCACTTCATCATCAACGTGATGAACTTCACCTGCTTGCCCAGAATGTTCAATTGCATGGGTGGGCAGGTACTTAATTTGTGGTATTAGCCCATTATATTTTTCACCTTCTTCAAACATCACAGACCTCCATGGAAGAACGGCTCCCCTGCCTCAGAGGTTACAATGTGTACACCGGGAATACGCATGGCAGGGTGAGGCATGTGGGGCCCATGAGGGATCATACCCCCACGAGCATACCCAGCCTCGCTAAGAGACTTGTCAATTGCTGTTTTTCTCTTTGCAGCACGACCAGCAGCCCTCTTTACAAACTGCTGATTAGCGTCTTCTACCGACTGCGCGAGGTCTTTGAACCCGTTTTCAGCACTGTCGAGATGACCAAGTCTCGTCTGGTAGGTATTCCAAGCCTTTCGGCTTCCTCCAACGAAAGTGCTTGCAAGTTGGGGTTTGACGAGGGCCTGCCGTGCTTTACTTTTCTTGAGCCCGGAACGCTGTGCCTGTTCGATATAGTCATCTTCAATCCCTTTTATTAATTTCTGCCGTAAACCTGCATATTCATCCGAGGAAGTGTAAACAGATCGGTAATCATGTGCAAGAATTTTTGTGTGCCCGTATTTGTCCCCAAACGCGGTTTTGGAGGCATGGAGCAGATCATCATAATCTATACCCTCCGCGCCTTCGTCCGTGAATTTAGGGTTTACATCAAACAGATACCCATTTGGGTGGCGGCCATAACTGATGTCATGCCCTTCTGGCAGGGTTTTGGCAAAGTTCTCAATCTCAGGCCGTTGCATTTGTTCTGTAGTTGGCACGAAGAGGGAGTGACCACGAATATAACCTGATTTAGGTGGGTGTGTTGGATAGGCACCATGGATCTGTGAGATTGCCATTGCAGCCTGATTCAGGTGATGACCGGGGATTGCATTAAAGATTGCAAGGTCATCGTCCGACATGCCCTTCAGTGGTACACGGATGTTGGGTGACACATCGCCTTCAAAGCTCCCGCCCACATCAAATGGCCGATCAGCCGTTCCATGTGCAATCCGGGTGATGTCAGATGCGCTTGTAAGATCCCCAGTGATCGCCTTCTTCAATGCGTCCCATGGGTGCAACTTACCCCTGCCAGAAGAGTGCATGGCCGATGTCAGTGCCTTGGTATATTCGTACTGAGACAGCTCGTCGCCCTCATCCTTTGCCTTCTTGTAGGCATCAAATGCCGCGTTGCCGGTAGGTGTCAGCTTAGTGCCCAGCTCAACCGTTGCTTTGGGTGCACTTCGATAAGCCGGAGTGGTGGCGCGTAATGCGTCCGCAAAACCGGGGTGCATAAATGCTTCCCTGCGGATTTTTTCGCCTTCCAAGCCGGGTATACCAGCGTTCTCAGCCTTCTTGATGATGCCGCCCCAAACCTGATGGTATGCATCGCCTGTTTCATTGGGCCGCAGATGCACCCATGATGGAGCTTGGAAATTCCACGATTGATACTTAAACGGCAACTTGTCCTTATGCAGATCGTTATACAGGTCGCGGATCTTATTAAAATAGATTGCCATCGGCTCATGGAGCGACTGATTAGATGACATCACATCATCAGGAACACCAAACATTCTGCCAACCCACACATCGTTTACCGAGATTGGGAACCGTGTTGGTACGCCACCGGTCAATGCCAGCGTATCGGAAAAATGCCCTGTTTTGTTGCCAGACAAGGCCGATGTCCCGCCTTCGTGTGACCGACCAAGGGCAGCAGACACTGTCCCCGGCTGGGTCAAATCAACATCGATCGGCGCATTTCTCATGTGCTGTGACATCACAGCAAGAGTCCGCTCAAGGTTTTCTTTTGGATCGGCACGGGCTGATGTCGCACCGACAACATCGACCATTTTCAAATGTTCTTCAGGCGTAAGATCAGGCATGTTTTCGGCAAATTTTTCGCCAGACAGCTCATACCAAAGGTGATCCCTGATAGGTAGGCGCATTGCGCTGTCCCAGTCCTTTGCACCAAATGTAGGCCTTGCATTGCTTGCCTTTACAGAGTTCTTGGCAGCTTGCGAGCTCTCCGCGACAGATTGGTTCCAAAGATCCTGCAACATTGCATCGCCGTGCGCGTAAGATTTCTCCAAACGATCAATTGATGCTTGGTGCGCTTCTTTTGCCACTTTACTGTTGGGCAACTTCTGCAAGGCATTTAACGTCCGAGCATGCTGTTGCTCCGCGTCTCTCTGCTCTTGAGAAAACTTAAACCCTAAGCCGGGGCCTTCAAGCACAGAGTGAGGGAGATCTGACCATCGACCGCCATTAGGTGCGCCGGGCGTATAGGTTCCGCCAACAACACGTTTGCTCTCTGGCACAATCGTATCAAGCCGCCTTGCAACGATATCACCGCCACCGCGAGTGTCAGCCCGTGCTGCTGCAAGTTCTTGCGGGGTTGGATCTGGCGTGGAAGGTTGGATCGGAACGCCGCGCTTAATCATGCTGCCGATCGTCCGCTTTGGCGGTGCAGCAATAATAGGAGGAGCAGGAGGCCCTTGCATCTCTGGTGGGCCAACTATATTGCCCTGCGGTTGTGCGCCTAAGACAGGATCTACTTCACCGCCGGGAGCAAAGTGCTCTGGGTGCCACACAGCACCGCCGTGGAGGGCCTGCGGCGACAGCTCGGCATGTGTAATGCTCACGCCCTTGTGTGCCACTGTGCCGCCCTTCTTGTACATCTTAGGGCGATCAGTCAAGGCATCCTTGGCAAGTGCCAGCAGTTGAGGAACTGTGAACTCAGGCATGGTTATTCTCTATGTTCGGGTGGAATGATACCAGCGCGGCCCAACTGCTCCTGCTTCTCAACCTCTTCCAAGGCGGGTTGCATCAGCGGGCTAACCAACCCAGCAGAGAGCGGATGGACGGCAAGGTTTTGGGCAAGATCGACCAACTGGATGCGCTCTCGGCTTGCACGATCGGCTGACTTAGATGCAAACTCTTTTTCAGAGTACTCAATCTCGTTTGCGGCCCGTGCGGCATCGGCATGCGCCCGCATCATGTCGGCCTTAGACTTCTCTTCGCCGTCTGCCATCTTGGTATGAGCATTGGCAACTTCAATCTGCATTTTGTGCGTACCCATTTGCGACTCAAGTTGGGTTTTAACCATCTCGTTCTGAGCCCGCATCATATTAGCCTCTGCGGTTTGCAATGCAGCCTGCGCCTTAGCATCTTCAGCCTTGATCTTAGCCTGCGCCTGCAACAATTCTGGTGGCGGAGCCTTTTGAGCATCAGGTGGCAACAGGAACTGCTCTGGGTTAGACCAGCCCATGGCCTTCAAAGCCGCCGTGTCGATCGCAATCGGGTCATACATGCCCGGATTGGACGCCTGCAACTGCTTCAGGGCTACGATCTTCATCAAACGCTGTGTGTGAGAGGCGGTGTTAGGATCTGCCTGCGGCACCAGCTCGCAATCATTCAGTGCTTTGATGAATGTCTGCTCTGACCATGGATAGGACGGCTTGTTCTTCTTCTGCCAGAACGCTTCTGGGTTCTCGCGGAAGGTCCGTACCAGCAAAGCAAACTCTTCGCACTGTGCCGCGTGCATGCGCTTGTGCACCGCGTTCATAATCTTGGTTGCCTGCTCAATCATGGCCAACGTAGTGCCTACTGGGGCGTCTGTGTTGCCCTCGCCAACTTGCATTTCACTGGTTCCACCGACACGCATGCCAGTTTCTGCCATGTTCTGCACCAAGGTCATCAAACCAGCACCGGCCTCCTTGTATGGCAAAGGCATAATTGCTTGGTTGATGGGCATTCCGCCTGTTTTAACCAGCGCACCGCCGCCCGGAGGCACTCGGAAGATGTTTGTGTTCTGCCTTGCGCCCGTATCGGCCATCAAGAAGCCGGGGAAGTTGGCAAACATGCCTGCATCAAGCATTTCACGCCATGCGGCAGTGATCGCATTAGTCGTATTGCCCAAAATATGCAACAAACCGATGTCGTAGAACCCCATACCGGGCACAAATGTGTATTTTACAAAGTTTGAACGGGATTCTGGCAAGTCTGTATCGTCCTCGTCATAGTTGCGGACGATCGACAGGATCTCTTTAGTCGTGACATCAAGCGTTACACGGTATGGAATCTCTAAACCTGACTCTTTGCCCTTATATTTGTGCTCAAAGCCGGGGATATCCAGTTCACAATAGCACTCGTAAATCTCCCGATCACGATCGTCAGGGTTCATAGACGAAAGTGTAACGCCTTCAACCTCTTTTTTCATGCGCTGAGTGGCATCAAGGTCAGCATCTTTGGGCGTAGACAGCTCAATATCGCGGTATACACCAAGGATTTGCAGGCGTTTGACCGTCGATGGGCGCATTCTAACGCGGTGGGTCACGCGGCGGGCATTACGCAGGTCTGTCGCGGCATTGTTTACAATCAAATCATCGGCATCAACGCTCTCGGACACAGGACGATTTCGTAACGGACAGAAGTAAACCTTTTTGAACGCAGTCCCACCAAACCCCAACATCAGCAACATGCGATCAGTATCAGGATAATACTCTGATGCCGTGCTAGTCAGGTAGTGGTTTAGATCCTTTTCCAAGGCATTGGCCAGCTCGTCCTGATCCAGCACCGCCTTATTGGAATCATTGCGGATCTTTACAGGGCCATCGGTCGGCAACATCTCACTGCGAGAGTTTGCCTGAAACCGCAGGCAGGCCTCTAACAGCAATGGATGCCGTACCTTGCTCATACCCTCAACGGGGGCGCCATCAGCCGTGCCTGCAAGGCCGGGTATCTCAATCTTCAGGCCCAGCAGCTTGATGCCCTGAGCCCGCTCTTCAACCCACTCTTGCCGGCTGGACAGATCATCGCGGATTCCGCGCATGAGCTCTTCCGAGACCATTGTTAAGGTTCCGTCATCAATGTCATCGACAAGGTTGCGGAACCACTTCTTAGCACTCTCTGCCTCAGATGGCCCGTCCTCGCTGATACCCTTCCCATCCAAAGAGATGGTGATCGAACCGTCAGGGTGCTCAATCTCTAGAATCTTGCCATTATCGTCCATTTTCTGGGTAGGACTGCCCTCGTCGATGCTCACATCAACGTCACCAGCATCAATATGCTCTTCGTGTTCAGGCTGATCCAGACGGATCATTGACGATAGACCCGGTACTACGGCCATGGGTTAAACCTCTGTCGATGCTTCCATCTCGGCAACAAACCGCCGGATGCCCTCTTGTGCAGCAATATTATCAGATTGTGCGGAAATTTCATAGTCTCGCGTCTCATTATAGGGCTCTTGGCCCCACACATGGACAACAAATAGGCCCTGCGCTTTTGGCGTGGACGGTTTGATAATATCTACGGTCGCGCTTGCAAATACCATTTTACCCTCGCTCATGAAGGATACAACGCTTCAGGCGGTGACCCTGTATGTAGCATATCGCTTTCCACATCCGCCGTCCACTCTTCGCCCCGAATGATCATGCCGGTGCGCCGCAGATACTGCAGGGCCATGGTCACCGTATCGACCAAATCGTCATGCTTGGCCTTTGGAAAGGTCGAGCACTGGGTGATCACCATATCAGCCCATGATCGATCAGGAGCGTAAACCAACCCACCAGTAAACAACGGCACTACAGCATGTGCCCGCGAGATCTTATCAATCCCAAGATGGGCATGGGTACGGTAGAGGTCGATCGGCTCAACCACAAACGGCAGGTGGTTATAAATGCGCCGCAGTTCCTGAATGACGCTGGGCCCAGATGCTTTGTTCTCAACCAGCAGCTTGTCCACCTTATAGGTCTTCATGGTTTCTGCGACCTTCGTGACCAGATCATGCAGTTCTAGCCGCTCTTGCCATGCATGCATTAGGATCACCCGTGGGTGCTCTTCAGAGTACTGCCGCTCTTCCACAAAGTTAATTAGACCATCGCGGCCCGTCACGCGGGTTGCTACCGCCTTCTGATTGCCGCCGGTAAAGATCCCCCAGACGGTCATCGCGCTATAGTCATTCTCGGTCTTAGTCGTGAACGCTGTATCAAGGCTGGCCACCAGATACTCCACAGGCGGGAAATTCTGCTGGTCCCAGAGCGTCCACCAGTCACGCTTAATGATACCACCGCCCTTTGGTTCAGGCCTCTGTTGGAGCTGCCCTGCTGTTCCCCATGGGCCCAGTTGCCGTTCCAATAGTTTAACTTCCTTCTCTCCCATACGCTCAGGCCAGAGCAGCTCGCCTTCCTCCTGCCGAGGGTCTTCCCAACCGTAGGTGTTGACGAAGGCGCGGTCCTTCTCGTAACGCATTGGCAGCATCAGGTGGCACCAGTCCCCTACATCCTTGGACAGTATGTGCCCCGTGAGGTCTTCCTCCGAAAGTCTCTGCTGGATAACAACAAACGCTCCAGTCTTAGGGTCGTTGAGTCGCGTCGATAGCGCATTGTCCCACCACTCAATGGTGCTTTCAATGGTCGCCTCGCTGAAAGCCTCTTGTGCGGCGTTTGGGTCATCGACCACAATGATCGAACCACCTTCGCCCGTAAGCGCGGACCCAACCGATGTAGAAAGTCGAGATCCACCCTTATTATTGTCGAACCTCGTTTTAGCATTCTGGTCCCCTGTCAATGCGTACCGATCGCCCCACCGTTCCCGATACCATGGGCTTGTGATCAAGCGGCGGCACTTAACCGAATCGCGCAGTGACAGCGACTGAGCGTATGATGCATGCAGGAACTGAACGCCGGGGCCAGAGGTTGGGGTGCTGATAGACTGCGCCCATGTCCACGCAGGAAAGGCCACCGAGGTAATCGAGCTCTTCCCCATGCGAGGCGGGATGTTGATGATCAGCCGCTTCAGGTCACCATCGACCACCGCCTGCAGATGCTCTGCGATAGCCTCGATCGGCCAGCCCTCTGTGAACCCTGATGGATCAATGGTCTTCCAAGCCCCTGCCAGAAACGTGTACAGGGAATCCTCACAGTCCTGCCTGTCGATGTCGATCAGGCTTTTGTCGGCATCGTACCTGACACCGTCAAGGCCTCTGAGTATTACGGGTGCGTTCATCATTTTTGTTCGCCATATACGTTAATTTTGCCCTCTCTATCATAGAATGGAGGTCTTGCGAACCGCTTGCAACCCAGTCTGGGCAGGCCAGACCGCCCCATGCGCCATCAAAGCGGGGGTTGTCACGGTCAATGCACATGCACTTGTCCAGCCGGCACTGACCATAGTTGTTCAGAAAATAAATGGGGTCGCTGTTCACCATGCCACCAAAAAGCACACTGCAACCACAACCGTGTACATGATGACGATATGCACCATTGGTCGTACATCATCTGGGTGAATACCAAATTGCCTCATCACTCCCCTCCTAATGTTAACATTAATTGCACGTTTCTCGGTTCCCATACTTTAGGCTGGTGAACGCTTTCAATCCTTTGCGCCATTTTCACTATGTCCTTTGACGGGCACCTGCTGGAACCGCTATGGTTTCTTGCGACATTAGTGCTATCTACGCTTGCTAATGGCCAATCCCCTGCCTGAGCTGACATACGCAACCCATGCACCCAAGGCATTGTTCTTTTCTTAGATAGCAGGGTAAACGCCTCATCCATACGCCGAATCCATTTCTCTGTGCCAATTTGCCAATACTCACCGGCAGATCCAAAACATACCGCGCCGTCTTCCTCTACTATCTCTTGCAGATAATTGAGAGGCTTGTCTAAGTGCCATACCGCCCAAGACAATTCTTTTGGGAACGGCCACCGTTTTCTAGCCTTCCTCTGTTGGTCAACGTCACCGTTGATAACATCCATAACGATGGCCTTGTGCGGGTGCTTTAACCTCGGTTCAATCCAGTCGTACAGTTTCTTCTCGTTTACGCTCTTGCCCTTTGTGTATGCAGAGAACGCCCCATTATCCATTAGCACCGATTGACCGATTGATAGACTAACATCAATGTCGCCGGGCCATGCAAACGAAACGCAAAAATTCTTTCCCGCTAGTTTCAACATCTCCGTGCGCGGCGTAATTGGTGTGCCATGATAGTAAACGGTCATCGCCGCATTGCCTTTGTAATCAAGGCGGCAAACAGTGCAGCGTAGGATTTACCGATTACTTCACCAATGATGTAATCAAGAGACCCAAACGCGACCCACAAAAACACCGCGCTATCAACAACCGCCCCAACGAAACAGGATGCTAACAAAGCCCTTGTCAGACCATTTTTCCGCAGAGGCGTGTAAACCAACATATCTGCGGTTTCTGCAAGGATAAACGCTGACACAGACGCAATAACAAAAGCAGGCGGGCTGACAAACCCCGACAGCAAAGCACCGGCACCCATGGCCACCAATGTTAACTTGATGCCCCACAAATCCTGCATGAAATTGCGTAGGACAAATGCTAGACCAATTGCCAGCACCCCACTTGGGGCCATCACATCAGGTGCAACAGGCACTAAGCATACGCCCTCTTTCACGCATAAGCCTACGTTGCCAATCATCCAATTTGCTAGTGGGACAGTGCTAATATATGCAAAGAGAACAATATACCGCATCACTTTGCCCTCATCATCGCATCGCCCAGTGCCCATGCCTGCTCGGCTATCTGGTCAGGGGTCTTGTACGATTCTGCGTCCTGTATCAGCGAATGCAGGGCTGTAGTGGCAAAGTGCCGTCGATCGTCAGCGTGTTTGTTGTCTAACTCTATATGCAGGTCCGCCGCTCGGTCCTTTGCCTCGACCAACCGCTTCCGCAAATCCTTGTTCTCATTGAGCAGACCTTGGATCTCTTTGTTCAGCCGCTTGTGGTTTTTTGCCAGCAGATCCCGCTCGGCCTCAATCTCAGTCTTCTTCATGGTATCCCCCTTGTGTTAGTGCTACCGCTCACGTCTTGCGGTAACAGGTCTGGCATCGCGACGAACAGGAAACCCCCAATCGTATCCAGATCCAATGCCGATGCCGGTAGTGATGGGCTTATCTGGGATAAGACCCCGGCAGCGGCAAACTCTTTATTCTTTAGGCGGTTTTGGCAACGGCATCCAGTGCGTTACGTCTCCCAACCAACTATCACATGCGTTAGTCCATCCGCCGCCAGTCCATGCAGCAGTCTGGTAAAAACCCGGCTCATAGACAATGATGGTGGTCCCATCCCTTGGAGCGGTCTTGATCGGTTGCCACCGAGATTGCCCCACATCCTTGCGGGTGACGTAGACGCCATACCGTTTGAGCAAATTTCGGATAACATACCCTTGTTCACCCATAGTGGCACCGATCTCGCTGTATGACAT